CCGGCACGACGTGCGGCACGGTGCCCAACCCGCCGTTCGCCGACCGGACCACGTGCATCGCACCGCCCGGGCATGAATGCTGCGGGACGTACAAGTGGTCAGCGGCGGGCCAGATCCAGCCACTTGCCTGTCGCTACGACCTGGCAACGCCGGGAAACCCGTGCATCGCCAACAGCCGAACGGCGCTGGTCGGCGTCGACTACCGGAAGATTACAAAAGGCGTTGCAGGTCCATGCCAGCAATATCTGGAGGTTGGACCAATCGCGTGGGACGTGACGTACGCAGCCGGGGCGCTGCCGCTTGCCGGCGGCGGATGCGACCTGGACGGGCTCTACGACCCGGCGCCGCCGATGCAGCCGAAGATCACCGTCGAAGTCAACGGCAACACGAAGACTCAGGTAGAGGTTACGTTTGCTTGGGCTTGCCAAGCCATTACGCTCACTATCACCGGGCGGTGGTACGTCAAGCAATGCGACACCAATGCCTGCGTCTGGTGGCAGTACTGCTGGGGCACCATGACGGCCACGTACCTTCGCGTCGCCGACTCGGGCGCGTGCAACCGTGACGGCCTATACCAGCGTCAGCCAGGCTGCATTTATGTGCACGGTCCAACCGTAGGATTCATTCAGCCTAGTTACATCGTGCTAGAGGACGTTGACCCGCCCACGTATCCCGTCGCTTGTCCAGACTGCCTGGAAAACAGCGGTCCAGGATGCGTCGACGCCTGGGAGAACATCTGGTTCATCAACACGCCCAGCTGCGCCGGCGGCGGCAAGTGCTACCGACTGCATGAGGAGTACTGCTGCGACCTCATGCCACCATCCATCACGGTATTCCTGCAATGAACCCAGACGTCCGATTCAAGGTCGACGGCAAGGTGTGGTACGTCGAGGTCCAGCTGTCACGCCCGCCGAAGATCGTGAACTGGCGGGTAGACGACGAACCCACCGAGCCCGCCGCGCCCGGCCTCGGTGACGCCGTGGCCGCCGCGACCAAGGCCGTGGGCGTCAAGCCTTGCGGGGGATGCCGGCGGCGCCAGGAGGCGCTGAACCGGGCGACGCCGGGCTGGGCCTCGCGGCTGCTCGGGCGGCTTGGATTCGGCGCAGCTCGTCCCGGACGATCTCCCGGACCGCCTGCTCGGTGAGGCCCGCGGCAGCCGGCGGGGTCACGGGCACGGCCGTGGGCGCCGCGCCCTGAACGCCCGACCGGACGGCCGACCGGAAGAACAGCCAGATCACCAGGACGACCAGGATCGGCAGGATGACGATCCCGGCGCAGAGAAGACCACCGGCATAACTCCCCATAGGGGAAAGTCTACAGAAGGGCTACCATGTCGGAATGAACCAGCGGACCCAAGAGGCTGTTCGCCGCATGGATGCGAAGCGCGAGGAGTGGTGGATCTGTCGTCGCGATAGCGACGCGGACGGCATTTGGTACGCGGTACTTGACCCGAAGTTGGGGTGGGATTGGGCGTATAAAGTCGGCCGTGCCAAGTGGTTAGCACACCACCGCATAACCCGCGCCCGGAAGGAATCTCGGACTGGCCGGAAACTGGAGGAAATTCGCCGATTGGTCGATATGATGCGCCATAGCGGTGGCCACTCGGCGAGTCGCGGCGTGGAAGGTCCACGTAACCCGACTTAACATAACGCCGAGTAACCTAGGACTTTTCTAGGTTTTACGGGCCACCGCGGGGAGACCGCGTGGCGACCGATCTGGTGTTGCAACCGAGCGTAACGGGGGGACTGACGCCGACCGAAAGGGCGGCGGCGAACTTTGAGCTTGTGCGGGTGGTTGGTCCCAAGGTGAGGGACAACCACGTGGAGAACATTCAGGGGCGGCAGTACCTGAAGGTCTCGGGCTGCCAGGCCATCGCGAGCTCGCTGGGCTACACGACGGGGACGCTGGCCGTCCACTTCGTGGAGGAGTCCGGTTCGCTGCCGGCGCATTGGAAGGCCGAGGTCGGGGTCTACGACGCCATCAGCGGCCACATGGTCGCGAAGGGGATGTCGGCCGTCTTCATGGACGAGGCCCGGTGGAAGAAGGCGGATCACTTCGCCTGCATGGGCATGGCGCAGACGCGGGCGACCGGCCGCGCCCTGAAGGGCGTCATGGGCTGGGCATTCGCCATGCTCGGCGTCGAAGGTTCCTTTGCCGAGGAGATGCCAATGGGAGGCGCCACGATGCCCCAGGAGGCGTCCGCGCCTCCGAAGTCACTCCCGGCCCCATCCAAGGCGTCGAAGCCCGCAGGAGGCAAGCAGGCCTCTGCGCCGGCCTTTCAGGAGCTTCGCGGCGTTTGTGCAGGAGTGCAACCAAAGACCAGCAAATCCGGGAAGGAGTACTGGCGAGTCGGCATCGAAGCCGGCGAAGGCGTCGAGTGGTTCACCTCGTTCGAGCCCGTGAAGTTCGACGCGGGCGCGAAGATCGTCCTCCAGCTCAAGCCCTACGGCGACGGCATGGTCGTGCACGACGGCTGGGTCGATCCGGCCGCAGAGGAGGTGCCGTTCTGATGCCAAGGACGCATCCGAGTGAGGTCTTCCGCCTCGCCCCGTGCCTGACCTCCGACGAGCTGCTGGTGCTCCTCGCCCTGGCCGACTACGGCGCCCGGATCTTCCCGTCGCAGGCTGCCCTGGCGGCCAAGACGAGGCTCCACCGCACCACCGTGAACCGGGCCTTGCAGTCGCTCCGGAAGAAGGAGGTGGTCCGCGCCAAGGGGTTCGGCAAGGCGCTCACCTACATGCTCGACCTGTCGCAGGGAGCGACACCCACGTGTAGCGGGGAGCGACAGGTGGTGTCGCTGCCGGCTACAGGTGGTGTAGCAGGGAGCGACAGGGATCCTAACTATAGAACTAACCACCAACCTAACCAAGGCGCGGCTGACGCCGCAGCGGGGGGGAGGCAGGATTTCGATGAGCTGGTCGGAAGGATCCGAGCCCGCGACCCTCGGGCGGACATCGACGCCCAGCGCCGGGTCTGCTCCAGGGTGATGGAGCAGCACGGCCTCGCCAGGGAGGACATCCCTCCGGCGTGGCGTCTGCTGTGCCTGAACTGGGCGCGTACCGGCAACGCGCCGTACGACACGCTCCAGCGCATCGTGAACAGCCTCGAAGGCGCCCGTGACGTTCGGGCGGTGGTGCTGCACAAGATCAAGGGGGTGGCGGCATGACCGACGAACGATGCAACGCGGACCTCGGACCGCTCACGGCGAAGCTGCTCGAGCAGCAGCGCGAGATCGCCCGCCTCACCGCCGAGCGCGACGAGGCCCGTCGCGAGGTCTGCGGCTGGGTGGGCCAGGCACGCAACCTCGACCCCAACGTCATCGCCATGAAGCGGGGCTGGAACGTGAAGGTCAAGCACGAACCCGACGCCAGGCACGACCGGCCCGAGGAGGTCGTGATCGTCAAGGTCGGCAGGCACAAGCTGCGGGAGATCAAGCCATGAAGACCAACAGCCGAGCGAAGGGATGCCGCGGCGAGCTCGAAGCCTGCCGCGCCATGGAAGGCATCACGCACCTCAAGTGGGAACGCACCGCCCAGCGCTGGGGCAACGCCACCGCCGACATCTGGGCACCGCAGGCCGTCGCCCTGAAGGCCCATTTCGAGGTCAAGTTCCATTCCAAGGGCCTCAAGCGGTTCACCGTCGCAGCCACCGAAAGCGACCTCAACCTCACCAGGGACCATCTGCTCTTCTGCCGGCTTGACCGCTGGCCCAAGGTGCTCGGATCGGGCCGCATTCCGAGCCTGATGAACGTGGTGAACGGTGTCAGCGACTTCATGCGGCAGGCCGAGGCCGATGCCGAGGAAGGGGCCATTCCCGTGGTGGTGATGCGCCAGAACGAATGTCCGTGGCTGGTGATGTGGCGGGCGCAGGACGACCAGGCGCTGGACCGCATGATGCTCCTGCATTGGAAGCGCCATGCGGCGTGAGCCCACGAACAGATGGGCATCCAAGCCATCACGTGCTCCACGCTCGGGACACCAGGGCAAGGGTGCGAAGGCCATGCAGGCGTTGAGCCGTGTGCTGCGAGCGAACCATCCGTTCTGCCAAGTGTGCAACGTGAAGCCGTCGGCCGAGGTGCATCACCGCGTCAAGTGGAACGATGACCCGATGAGGAGGCTGGATGCCGCCAATCTCGTCTGCGTATGCAGGGCCTGCCATGAGCAGCTCGAAAAAATCCCCCCGGCCTAAGGCCCCCCGGGCGAAGGCCCGTGGGACTACCGACGTCATAGGCACGGCTACAAAACCCGGCCGAGGCCGCCAGCGGGCATCTAGGCAAGCACCTACGACCGCCCTGGACGTCGCCGACGCCTACGCCCGGTCGGTGCTTGAGGGGTCGACCGTCACCAACGCGAGGGTCCGGGCCGCCTGCGGGCGGTACCTGGAGGCGAGGAGGACGGGCACGTGGGACGCCGGCCGGCTGGACCGCCTGGTGGCCCACGCCCGGGAGGTCTACCGCTGGGAGCTGATGCCCTGGGCGGTCTGGGTCTTCGCCCACCTGGTCGCGTGGCGGTCGGATGGCGACGCGCCGGCCTGCCGGATCGTGGTCCTCCAGGTGGCCCGCGGCGTGGGCAAGACGCAGATGGCCGCCATGCTCTCGTCCTGGACGGTGGAGGAGGCGGCCAGGGCAGGGCGAACGAACACCGAGGTCGTGGTCCTCGCCACGCAGATGGACAAGGCGGCGCTGGTGCAAGACCGCATCCGCGAGGCCATCGGCGAGGAGGGTGTCTGGGAGTTCTACGGCGGCAAGATGTCGACGGTGGGCGCCCTGGCAACGCACCCGGGCGGGTCGATCAAGTGCCGCCCATCGACGGTGAAGAACGCCGACGGCATAACGCCGACGCTCATCATCTGCGACGAGGCGGCCCGCATGGACGAGACGTTCACCCGGGCGATCACCAGCATGACCAAGGTGCGAGGGGCGCAGATGCTGGTCATCACGACCCCGGACGCCCGCCAGTACGAGCGGCCGTACGGCTCCATGATCCGCGGCATCGAACGGGCCTACGACGCTGGCGAGGATCTGCCCGTGTCGACGGTCGGAATGATCTACGGCATTGACGACACGGACGCCCCCGACGACCCGGCCGCCTGGGTGAAGGCCTGCCCGACAATGGGGGTCCACCAGACCGAGGCCGAGTACCGACTGGTGATGGCGCAGACGCTCCTTTCCGGCAAGCCGTCCGACCGCGAGGAGTGGTACACGCAGCAGCTGGCGACCTTCGCGGACGACCTCGCCGGCGGGCTTCCGCTCGGCCTGTACGACGCCTGCGTGGAGCCGTGGGATCTCGCCCAGGCGGCGGGGCTGCCGGCCGTAGTGGCCGTCGACTTCAACCAGGGCGGGTGGTCACGCGGGGGCCAGTTCGACCTCACCAGCCTGAACGTCGCCGTCTGGGACGGCACCCGGCTCCTATCCAGGAGCTGGCACTACTGGGCGGGAACGGACATCGCCGGCGACGAAATCCGCAGCCGCCAGCCCCTGCGCGAGTGGCGCGACAAGGGGTTCATCACGGTCGTCGGCCCGACGGTCGACTACAGCGTGATCGAACGCCAGCTCGAAGCCATTGCCCGCCACGTGGACCTGAAGTTCTTCGTCGCCGACCCCGCCGGCAAGGCGGCCGCGTGGTGCGATTCCATGGAGAAGCGGCACGGCTGGCAATGGAGCAGGGCGCCGCAGAACACCGTCTTCATGGGTTCCGCCTGGGCGATTTGGGACGACATGATCCGCGGCAAGAAGATCCGCTTTGACGAGGACCCGGTGCTCCGCGCCAACCTCGCACACACCCGGCTCCGGCCCGGAGACACGGGTCTCTACGTCCCCAGCAAGGGAAAGAGCGACGCGAACATCGACGCCGTGACCGCTTGCTGCATGGCGGTGAAGGTGATGAACGACCGCGAGATGCTCACCGAATCGATGTACGCCGACGCCTCGCGGATCAGTTTCTAAGAATCTCTGCGGAGGTTCCACGTAATCGCTTGAAGTCCGTGCCGCGATCCTCGCAAATTCCGGGATGGGAATCTTCGGCAGCCTCTTCGGCCTCAGACGACGCATCGCCGTCGGCTTTGACGCCCCTGCCATGTGGGTCTCCTCGTCGGTCTCGGAGCTGCCCGCGGTCCAGCGGTGCGTCTCCCTGATCGCCGGCGACGTTGCCCGCTGCCCGATCCTGCTGCGCGACTCGGCCGGGAACGCGGTCTCCGACCCCGCGGTGGAGGAGCTGCTATCCGGGCAGGCGCAGGGCCAGTACCTGACGGGCTCCGACTTCCGCCGCTGGATGGCTGCCGAGGCGCTGCTGACGGGCAATTCGTTTGCCCAGATCGTGACCGACTCG